CGCTGGGATACGCCAGCTTGGGAGTGGCGCGACCAAGGCCCGACCGCTGATTTGATGGCAGACCTACGCACCGCACTGGCACAGCCAGAGCAGGAGCCGAGTCAGTGGCGCGACATGGTAGTAGTCAGCCTAGTCCGCGAGGGTATCAACAAGCACAAAGCGCGTGAGTTGGCTGATCACTTTGCCACCCCACTTGCAGCAGCACAGCGCCCGTGGCAGGGTCTGACGGATGAAGATAGGCGTAAATTTGCGGCGGCTCAGTATGACTGGGAAGATTTGCTTATTGCGGCAGAAGCCAAACTGAAGGAGCGCAACACATGAACCCAACAAAGACAGGACTTTATTCAACCTACGCAGATGACAGGTTTATTTTTTTGTACTGGGATGGTGAAGATTGGGTAGACCAAGACGGCATCCGACCTTGCTACAAAAAAGTACAGTGGACGGGCCCGCTGCTGTCTGTCCCTGCGCTAAGAACTTGGGTAGGTCTTGAACCAGAAGAGATACTTGATTTGTTTGATCGAAACAATGTTTACGGCAGCAAGTGGATCGAGTTCGCCCGTACTGTGGAAGCTAAACTAAAGGAGCGCAACACATGACACCAAAATTCACACAACTACTTGAAAAGTGCATCCTCGACGGAGTAGTTTTGGGGCACAAAAGAGCGTACAAGCACGACAGTGCGCCAAGTGAATCGGACATTAATCAGTCAATCGTTAATGAAGTGCTCACTGAAATATATGAGTGGTTTGATTTTGATGACGCCAAACTAAAGGAGCGGAACACATGACTGAAAGGCACCCAACAAGCGGCAAGCAAATCTTGAACGCACCCGATGCGGAAGGTTTATATACCTGCCAGTACACCGGACTGCGTGTCAAGATTGAGGACGCTATTTACTTAGGCCCTTGTACACCACAAGTGAGCGGAACCTATGTCTGCCACCCAACCGCACTGCCAGCATTCAGAAAATCCAAGCGCATGTTTGACGAGAGCGAGGCTAACTGCAATACCTGCCAACACTTGGAACGCACACCCCACGAGAAGCGCAGGGACGGACTGATGCTGGGGCGTTGCCACTTGAACGAGTCCTTGAAGTTTCACCCAGATGACTACATGGGTATGCCATGCTACACACAAAGACAAGAGAAAAGACATGAACCTGAAACGACCGATTGACTACTTAGAGTTTTACAAGACCTACATTCCGCCACCGCCGATAAGCTCATTGCAAGAGCCTTACGAAAAACACCACCGCAAGTACGGCGAGAGGTGGAAGGCAGCTTACGCGCAGATTCCGTTGTGGATGAAAGAATTATTTTGGTACAGTTTTTGGAAGGAGCGCAACACATGAAACAAAACAAACAACCCCTACATGAGCGCCTTGGCATGTCGACGGAGGAAGCACTCAACCGACTGATTTCGTTTGGGCAGCTTAACCACAAGTACAAGCAAGAACACGGCGAGAGCATCAACCCGCAGCACCTTGACGCTGTGCTTAACGCCACACAGCCGAAGGAGAAGATATGACACCTGAAGACGAAGAGTTTGAACGCATCATGCACGAGCAGAAGTACAAGCTGGACAGCACACGCACAACAGTGGTGGCACAAGACTACTACTGGATACCTATTGACCAAGACACGCCCACTAACGTCAAGATTCTTTTGCTTGGCAGATCAGGTGTGGCAACGATGGGGCATTATGAACACATGCCGGGTACGCAGTTCTGGACGCATTGGGCACCACTGCCGAGGAAACGCCCATGAGAGACAAGCGCATTTCCAAACAGAAACGGGTAGGTGAGCCGCTGTCAGTGGTCTACTCAATCAAAGTAACGCAGAGCCAGAGGATTGCGCTTATGCGTCTAGGTCCGCAATGGATACGTGAGCAGATCGACAACGCAACAAGGAAACCAAATGACAACAGGAATTGAATTCTTAAAGCTGCCCAAGAGGCGCATGGGGCGAGGCCCAAGTAAGAAGCCTACACTGGTCAATGTTAGTTTGCGTATTCCTCAAGAGGTGCTGGACTTCTTTACAACGCAGTACCCGTACACCAAGCAAGCCAAGATACGAGAAGCCCTCATTGAATTCGTCAAGAAGCAGAAAGGTAAAGACAGATGAGCGATCCAGTAAATCACCCTGACCACTACAAGGTGGGGGGCATCGAGACCATTGACTTCATCGAGGCCAAGCAACTGACGTACAACATAGGCAACGTGGTCAAGTACATCACCCGTGCCGACCACAAAGGCAATCAGTTGCAGGACTTACAGAAGGCGCAGTGGTATCTGACCCGAGAGATACAGCGCATACAAAAATAAGCACCAACCGCCTCCGGGCGGTTTTTTTACGTCTGTACTTGTACAAAGTCAAATGCCGTGCTATAGTCACCCCATAAACAACTGGAGTGTTAGATGGCAACTACCCCCGAGGCCAAGGTCAAGGCAAAGATCAAGGACATCCTCAAAGCCCAGAACGTCTACTACGCTATGCCAATGGGCACTGGCTACGGTAACTCAGGCGTCCCCGACTTCCTCTGCTGCGTCAACGGTCACTTCCTTGGTATCGAAGCCAAGGCAGGCAAAGGCACGACGACTGCACTGCAGGAAAAGAACATCCGGCAAATCAAGGATGCCGGGGGCACAGCAACGGTAGTCAACGAGGACACCCTCGGTTACCTAGAACAACTAATCCAACTGATGAGAGCATAAAAATGGCAGAAATATCCAATGGTGTAAAGATTCTTTTAGGGCGCATGGCGTCTCACCCCGAAGACTTCTACGGCGATGCTTTGCAATGGAGGTTCATGTTTGCGGAGAAGTTCCGCGATGTGCTCACCGAGCCAGAGAAAGGGATGATCCACGAAGCCCTGAAGGAATTACGGCGGGGTGAGTTCGATGGGCTAGTCTTACAAGCCATCCTGCGAGACGAAGAAGAGAAGAAAGAGGCAGAGGAAAAAGCGGCCGAAGCTATTAAAGCGAGGGGAAAGGTAATAAGCAAGCAGGCTAAGCAAAACTACCAAGCGATGAACCAGCAGGTCACGTCCATCGGTAACCCATACCCACTGCAGAATGTAACCCCACTGCAGAACATCTTCAAATGAACATCCTAACTGTGGATTTTGAATCCTACTACTCTCAGGAGTTCAGTCTTACCAAGATGACCAATGAGGAGTACGTGCGCTCTCCCGAGTTTGAGGTCATTGGTGTGTCGGTGCAGATAGATGGCGGCAAGCCAAAGTGGTTCACGGGGGACATGATAGAGACCGCTGTGTTTTTGGGGCAGTTCGATTGGGAGAATAGCCTAGCCCTAGCTCACAATGCTGCGTTCGATGCGTCTATCCTTACGTGGGTATTCGGTATCAAGCCGAAGGGTTGGCTGGACACGTTGTCGATGGGGCGTGCGCTGCATGGCACTGAGGTCGGTGGTAGCTTGGCTGTACTTGCAAAGCACTATGGGGTGGGCACTAAGGGCACCGAGGTAGTCATGGCGAAGGGACTGCGCCGTAAGGACTTCCCTGAAGAGCAGCTAGCAGAGTACGGTGAGTATTGCTGTAACGACACGGCCATGACCTATGCCCTGTTCCAGAAGATGAGCGTTGGGTTTCCGCCGAGCGAGTTGCGGCTCATTGATCTGACCATACGCATGTTCTCCGAGCCCGTGCTGCAATTGGACGAAGGAGTTCTGACCGTGCACTTGGGTGAGGTTAGGCGCAAGAAACAGGAGTTGTTAAGCAGGATGCTGATCGAGAAGGACCAGCTAATGAGCAACCCTCAGCTTGCGAAGGTGCTTGAGGAATTGGGTGTGGTTGTGCCTATGAAGGTTAGTCCAGCCAACGGCAAGATGACCTACGCATTCTCCAAGACCGACGAGGAGTTCAAGGCGTTGCTTGAGCATGACAACGTGATCGTGCAGGCTATCGTTGCTGCACGGCTTGGGGTCAAGTCAACCATCGAGGAGACACGGACTGAGAGGTTCATTGGGATTGCCCGTCGCGGTTCTATGCCAGTTCCGCTCCGCTACTACGCTGCCCACACAGGACGGTGGGGCGGTGACGACAAACTCAACCTGCAGAACCTGCCGCGCAAGTCTCCGCTGAAATATTCCATCATTGCCCCCGATGGGTACGTGGTACTGGATTCAGACTCCTCGCAAATCGAAGCCCGTACTTTAGCTTGGCTAGCTGGGCAGAATGATTTGGTGGATGCGTTTGACCGTGGGGAAGATGTGTACAGAATCATGGCCTCTGCTATCTACGGCAAGCCAGCAGACGAGATCACCAAAGACGAAAGATTTGTTGGCAAGACCACAATCTTAGGTTGTATTTCCGAGGGAACGCTAGTATTATCTGACTCAGGGTGGAAACCCATCGAACAGGTTTCTATAAATGACAAACTTTGGGACGGAGAGGAATGGGTATGCCATCAAGGATTACAGAACAGCGGCATCAAGGAAACATTGAATCTTTGCGGGATGTGGTTAACACCCGACCACAAAGTGTGGTCAGGGACGCAATGGTTGGAAGCGCAATCTCTGGTGCAAGACGCCGATACCCGCTCCCAAGTATTGGGCACCGCAGTGGAAAACTTACCGTTACAGGCTACCTTCGCGGACAGAGGGGAGGCGTTGCTGCGCTTGTCGTCAAATGTGACTGCCGACCCGATGAGTACAGCGTGGACAACCATAATTTCAAAGATTTCAAAAGCACGCGCTGTCCACTTTGTGCCAAGACTGCGGCAAACAAAAAACGGTTTTGGGTGTATTCGGACGCAATGGGCGACGATGGGCACCGAACACGACTGCTCAATCGACTGGCTGCTGCCATCACAAGGTGCCACACTCCAACTAACAGAGTGTACCTCCACTATGGAGGGCGCGGTATATCAGTTTACAAACAGTGGCGAACAGACAGGACTTCATTCCTCAAGTATGTTCAAACGCTTGATGGGTGGGATGTACCAAGCTATGAGATGGATAGGACTAACGTCAACGGTAACTACGAACCCGGCAATATCCGATTTGTCTCCAGAAGTGACAACCTCAAAAACAAACGTAGAGTTACAACCCTTGAATCGGAAATTGCAAACCTACGATCTCGCTTACTCAGGGCCGAGGAATCGTTACATGGTTCTGACAGAACAAGGGCCGATGATTGTCCATAACTGCGGATACGGCATGGGTGCAGCGAAGTTCCAGTTGCAGCTAAAGAACTTTGGCGTTGTGATTACGTTGGAAGAGGCCAAGCGCATCATTGATACGTACCGGGCTACCTACCCTAACATTGTTAGGCTGTGGGCAGAAGCTGGCGACATGCTCAAGGCCATGCTGCGGAATGCACAGACAACTCTGGGCCGCGATGGGTTGCTAGAAGTCGATGGAGCCAACGGTATCAAGCTACCCAACGGGCTGTATCTCAAGTACCCTAACCTGCGCATACGTGAGGACGAGAAGACTGGCAAGGTTGAGATTGTGTACGACACCAAGAAGGGTAAAGCAGTCATCCCCAACCGCATATACGGTGGTAAGGTAATCGAGAACGTATGCCAAGCACTTGCTCGCATCATCATAGGTGAGCAGATGCTAAGGATCGCAAAGAAGTACCGGGTGGTTATGACGGTGCACGATGCGATTGCAGTCATTGCACCCAAAGCCGAAGCCGAGATAGCTAAGGAATATGTCGAACTGTGCATGCGGCTCCGTCCCATATGGGCAATGGAGCTACCCCTCAACTGTGAATCAGGATATGGAGATAGTTATGGAGACTGTTAAGGCTATTGAAACTTTTTACAAGGGTTACCACTTCCG